CTCCCCTTGCATCGACGACATAGCCGGTAGGATTGCCAGTTGCAGCCAGTGTCAGTAGATCAATCCACAACCCACGCTCGGCCAGTGTCAGGCTGCGGACGGCGAGATCGCCGGCCCAGTCTGACCAGAACCATTGCGTGGATCGTTTAGAGGTCATCGCTTCGACACAACGCCAGCAGTAGACTTCTTAGCGGGTCTTTTCGCCCTCATCTTGTCCCACTCCGCAAGGCTCGATGGCAAGTCTCCAAAATGGGTCGGGCTGTCTTTTTCGTTGAGCAAGAATTTCTCAAGCCCCATGAAGGCGTCAAACGCCTCGGCCAGTTTCTTGTCGCTGATAGCATTGCGGCTGTCGGGATGCAGGCCCCGGCGGATAATGTTGAACACTTCCTTGGTCATCAAGGCACGGCGTCGTGCATACAGTTCCTTTGCCTGGTCGATTTGCTTCTTCCAGTGAGGCAACCATATTTCATCTGTTCGCCGGCGGCATTCATCCAGCACGCGCTGTTCAAATTGAGCATCGAGTTTGCGCTGATGCTGGCGAATTGCCGCTGCCAGTTTTTCCTGCGCGGTCAATGACAAGGTTGATGGGTCGATCTCAGCCTCGGCCTCACGCCTGATATCGACATGCTCAAGAGCTTGACTGACCGCGCGCTGGCCAAGACCAACCTTGTTGGAAATTTCCGCGACCGATAATCCAGCATCTCTTAATGCTGCAACCTTATCTTCCCGTTCGACAGCCTTCGGTGCCCTTTCCGCGCGCGGCTTTGGTGGCTTGATAATCCGCGTCACATCAGCCCGCGTCGGCTCACCGCCAGCTGCTAGTTTTTCTTCTATGGCTTTTCGGATGCCTCCAGGATGTGCCTTCTCGGCATCGCGCACGGCACGCGCGTTGTGAACTTGCTTGGATGTTAGACCTATATCTTCAACAGTTGGAGTATTATTCTCGTTAGGAATATTACTCTTGCCGCTTTTATTTCCGCGTACCTTTACCTCGCCTCGCCCTTGTGCTGCATCGTATTCATCAGCCAGTCGACATTGCGCGCGCGTCTCGATTACCAGCGCATCACCCATCACCTTGCGGCATGAAGCCACCACTGTGTCATGCGCGGTTTTTACCTTAGACATCTGAATGGCTTTTTTGGCGGCGCTATAGCTGACATCAGCCTGGTTATAGGCATCAAGAATTTCAGCGGCGGTTGTCGCCTTTGCCAACGTGGCAGACGCCTGTGCAATCAGGCGCGACAGGGTTTCGATTTCATTGGACATTTTCTTCCTCCGGTTCATCGAAGGAAAAATCATCGGAAATGTGTGAGGCCGTCTCTTCCAATAGGCGGGCAACTTTATAAAGAAGGTTTGCAACTCTAAGAGCAAGATTTTTGGTTCTTAGTTCAAGAATTTCATAATCATCGTCGTTCATTTCGATATCTCCTGTTAGCGCGGCACAATGCGCGCATGGGAAAGAAGGCCGAGGGATTTCTCCCCCGGCCTGTAGCGCATTCAAATCACTCGTTGTTATTATCGTTTGGTACTTCTTCGCCAGCGATCATATTGCGGCGCTGCTTGCGCGAGGCATGATAACGGCGCAACACCACGTTCAAGGCTAGATTGATAATTGCCAGCTTTTCGTTGGCAACATCAGAAACACCAGTGTCTTTTGCCTTGTCACGGATGATCATTGCCGCCAACACGTTGTCAGCCGCAAGCGAACCTTCAATAGCGTGGGCATCGTATACCGCCCTGAGATAGGCGCGATACTTCTCATCCTCATTCACCAGTACGCGGTGAATGTCCTCGACCATGTCATTGAGAGTGCGCTCGGTTTTCATAAACCGTGTCCACTCAGTAATGTCTGCGGGGAGAGGAGCGGCTTCGCGAAGTTTGACTTCGTTGCTAGCCATTTTAGTACCTTTCTTTCATGCGAAGCACCATGCTTCGCAAAATCATTGAACAAGTTTATTCTGGATTGATCAACCAGTTTTTTTCACTCTCGACGCTAATTGAAGTCCACCACCCCGTCGCTTCACGAACAGCCCATCGCGAATGCCGCTGCGATAGACGTTGCGAACGATGGCGTGCCATTTCATTTCGGCTGGTCGTGATCGTGAAGGCTCTTTGTCCTTCGGAGTTAACCTAATGAACCTTGGTAGATTAAAAAACAGCCCGCGCGATCCGACGAATGGCGCCTCGCCATAAGCACAGGTTTTTAAGAATGCAATTACAGCTAACTCTATTTCGCCTTCAGTAGATTGGTCGTCCTTCGGATAGATTATCACGGTGTCCTCTCCGTGCTTACTGGTTGGTGCTTGTCATAAGGCCCCGAATAATCCGTCATGTCATGCCGCGCTGGCGATGCGCGGGTTTCAAAAAACTCCCCCAGTTCGGGATGCTTGTCCATGAACCAGCGCGCCATCTTCGGCGTCCAGTTGTTGTTGCACTTGAAATCCTTGTCGCCCTGGTCGACGTGGTAGTGCCAGCGGATGCGGTGCAGGATTGCCCTCGCGGAATAGTGTTCAAAGCCTCGACCGACGAGTTCGAGCGACAGTTTTTCGAACAGGTGAACCACGGCCAGCGGGATACCGTACAGCGATGCGTCCGAGACGCGGGCGCTGTAGGCAAACAGGTCATCATCCGTTGGTTCAGTGGGCATTGGTTGCCTTCACCGCTATTGCCCTTGCAGGCGGATGGTTCGTGTCTATCCATTGCTGCGCAGCCTTGCGCGCCAGTTCCTTGGTCAGATAGTTTCTGGCAACAGGCTCATGCAGGCGCCCATCGGCAAACACCACGACAGCCGCATAGCCGATCACCAGCCTCTCGCGTCGCTTTCGAGCCAGTTTGTTTCTTTTCCTTACGGTCATTGGTGCCTCATCGGATGATGCGTCAGCGCATGATGCTCGGCGCAGTAGGACTGGCCCTCGTCCGACTGCTTGCCGCAATACCGGTACGGGTAATCGCCGAGCGGATACCGGCAGTCGCCAAAGCCTAACTGATATATCGTCAGCAGATCGTCACTCTGGCGGCGGGCGGGTTTCTCGATCATGGTCAGCCTCGGCCGCGGCGAACGTGGACGTGGCTTGGATTTCTTGATCTTCGGCCCTGCGGCCGGCGGCCGTGGGCGAACCGGCATCCTGAGACGGTGGCTCTTGCCGATGACGGCGTTGCGGGTGATCAGCACGTTGAACTCCCTAGTTAACATCCACGCCATCTCTTTCGCGGAGTAGTGTTCCGGCGACGTGTAGAGTTCGACCAGCCGCGCCAGCAGGTCCGGCGTTGTCGCCCATGGGCCGGGCGTCTTTCTCACGGCGTTGCAATTTTCTCGACGCTGTCGGAAAGCTGGCGGCAGACTTCCTGACCGCGCCGCGCCTCGTCGGCTACCTTCACGCCGAGGTCATGCAACATCGTGATGTCCGACTTGGTCTTGGTGACGCAGGCCAGGATCTGGGTTTCGAGCGTCAGGGTATTCTCGCGGACGATCTTTAGCTGCTCGATCCACTGGTCGCTGATTTTGGCGACACTATCCAACAGCAGCGAATGCACCTGATCGGTGATCGGCGCGATGTCGGTGGTGGCTTCGATGCGGGCTAACTCGTTCATTGGTGTTTTTCCTTCTGAGGTTTTGGAAATGGCAATGCTTCCCAGTTGAAGCGGCTCATCAGGGAGCGCGGCTTCTCATTCAGTGGGAAAACATAAAGATATTTCGCGCCGGTTTTTCGCGCGATCCAACCATCACGATATTCCGGCCTGCGCTGGTCGAACGAACGCCCCGAAACCGTTTCGCCGTTCGGACCGATATATTGGCGGTTTCCCGCGCTAATCATGACGTGGATGAAATTGCTTGCCTGATAAATCCCGCCATGATGCCCAGCGGCTTGTTCGGCGTATGAAAGGCAATAACGCAAATCGGTATTTTTACGAAGCCAGCGCAGCGACCAGGCCACGAATTGAGATAGCTGCTCGTTCAAATCGGGATGACGAACTAAGCGGGCTAGTTCAATGGAGCCAACACCGAAAAACCGATTTATGGGGGATGTGTAGACAATGGCTGCGAGCGGTTCGCCAGTGCATCCAAATAATCCGCCAGGCTTTCGCCACGCAAAACAGAACATAGGATCGGCGGTGCGGCGGTGCGAATAATGGTGATCACGCACTAACGGCCAAACTTCATCCCACGTCGCGCCTGTCATGACCAACCCCTCGCCTTGTTGGCGCGGTCGAGCCAATACTGCCCCTTCTGCAAGCATTTTTCCGCCTTCTTGAGGTTGCCTTTTTCTTCGGCCTCGTTTGCGGCGGCAAGCCACATATTGCCACGCTCTTCCGCGTCCCAATCAACCTTGAATTTTTTGTCGGTCACGGTTGCTTCTCTCTTGACTGGTCAGCCGCCGGAACCGCCCCTGACAAGAACGGCCCCGGCGACCTTCCACGCCGCGGGTAGAACGGGGGCACATTTCCCGCGGATTACGGGTTACGCAGAACGCTTGCGCTTGACGGGTGGCAGTTCCCGCATCGACCAGAGATGATCTGGGGCGGTAATGCCGTGCCGCAGCAACTCGGATTTTATGACCAGGTAGGTGTTCGACGGAAAGGTTCCCGCCGCGCGCCAGTTGGAAACGGCCTTGGCAGATGACGCCGTCAGGGCGCCCACGGCATGGTTCCCGCCCAGCAAATCGATGATTTCGGTGGTGGTCTGGATGTTTTCCATGCCCAGACCCTAAATCCAATTATTTTGGCTGGCAAGAGAAAATAGTTCTTGCGCTGTCCAGATTATCTGGATAGGGTAATCTTCGTTGGCGGCGCGGTGAATGCGCCAAAGGGGTTACCAGAGCGTGGGTTTATAGGGAGGCGTGCTTCCCTCGAAAACTAAAGAGAAGGCTAGATTAAGAGCCGGATCTGAAGTCCCAAGATAGCCGGTTTTGAACGCCCTACCGAGCCGCCAACATCGAAACCCTGACAAGGACAAAAAACAATGACCGCCTACCTTCACAGCGCCCGCAACCTTCACCTGATAGCCGCTGCTGCCAAGATGGACGACGCGGACGCCGCCGCCCTGTCCATTCAGGAGCCGCACGGGATTACGGATGGCGGTATCGCAAGCATGTTCTTTTCCGACATTGACTGGGCCACGGCCTCGCGCGCGGAGCGGGAACAGATGCTTAGGGATTGGCTGCGTTACGAATTGCAGAATTCGGAGAAAGCCCAATGATCGACCTAACAGCAGTTCTCGCAGCCGCCATCACCGTCCTCGGTGTGGTCCTGATCTACGCCGCTCTGGTTTCGGTGCGGCCATGAACGCCGCCGAGTTCTCGGTCTACTGGTTCGACCCCGACGGCAATTGCAACCGTGAATTGTCCTATGTCGACGCCAAGACAGCCGTCAATTTTGCGATGGACTTTCCGAACCGCCCTGCGGGGTTAATGGGGATCATCCAGCGCGTCATCATCACGGATGGCGGGGATTTCTGCGTGTACGAGTGGCGGCATGGCGTCGGCCAGGTCCATCCTGAACGAATGAGCCGACTATGAATATCCGCCGCATGATCCCAATGGGCTCGCAGCTGCGCAAGTGTGCGGTCTGCGGCGCCCAGATCACCGCCCGACGGGATGATGACTATCCCACCGCGCACGAATGGGAATGCCTCAGCAAGTTGCTGACCGAGAAGGCCGAGCAGGACAAATGAAACCGGTTTTATCCATCCTGTTCCTGCTCGCCGGCCCAGCCATGGCGCAGGACATCAGCGAGGCCGACAAAACGGCCGCCCTCAAACGCGGCTATGAGATGAACGACAGGCAGTCGTTTCGCTGGGGATCGATCGACCTCACCGCCGAGCCGCCGGTGCGGACCATTCCAATCGACAAGCCGGTGAAGCTGGACCCGCCGCCCAAGCCCACCGCGGTCGCCAGCGTCGAGAAGCCGACGCCCGAACGCAACATCTGCACCCGGAAGGGGCTGCGGAAGGTTATGACCAGGGGAGGCCGTTCATGGAGGTGCCGGAAATGAGCGACCTTGTCGAACGACTGCGTCACTGGATGCCGATTGATCTTGAAGATGCGCGCTGGATGCGTAACGCAGCCGCCGCCCGCATCGAGGCGCTGGAGGCGGCGCTGCGGGAGATCGCTAACTGGCCTCCGTCAACTGAGATCGCCCGCAACATCGCCCGCGCCGCCCTCGCACCGGAGCAAGACAAATGATCAGTTTCGGTAAAGGCGACGTACTGAGAATGTCTCGCTTCATGCACGTTGAGCCGGAAGCCGAGTTCACGCTCAAGGCCAAGAAAGGCCGTGTCGCCGTTTTCTTGCTGCTCGGTGAGGAAGCTAAGGACGGCAGCGATCCACTTGATTTGGAAGCGCGGCTGAACGAGTTCGGGTGGGTCCGCGCCGCCCTTGCACCGGAGCAGGACAAATGACCGACCGCGAACCCGTCAGCCACGCCATCGCAAGCATCATCGATGCGCTGGATTGCATCGCCGAGATGGCGTTGCAAGCCGAGAACTATGAAGAGGTCGCTGCGCAGGAAATCGGCCTTGGCCGGATCATCAGCCGCGCGCAGCTGGTGCTGTCGTTCCTCGACACGCATCGGCCGAGGCATGTTAGGTTGGTGAACTGAGTTTACCGCCAAGGCCCGCATGCGGGCTTTCGCGGTGCATTCCGCACCATCCTCTGATCAGGAGACTACCATGCGCAGACTACTTTTGGCGGCTACGGCCTTAATTGCTTTAGCGGCACCCGCCAGTGCCGAAATCATCCTCGACACCAACGGCCTCGGCGGCACCGGAAACAACGTTATCTTTAACAGCGTTTTCAATACTAACACTGTTCTCGGCACGTTGAACGGCCAGAACAACGAGGTGGTTCGCTTCACCGATCGATCCGGCAATGGTGGGTTTACCGCCACCGCCGGCCAGAACGGTAACGATATCAAGCTGTTCAACAGTTTCGATCTCGACATCACGGTGTGGAATAGCACCAACACCACCCAGCTTGGTGTCACCCGCGAAGTGTTCTCGCTGGTGGGGAGTGGCACCGTGGTTCTTACTGCGATTGCGCTGGAAGCAGATGGCAGTTTCAAGCCATTCGTTTGGACCGAGACGCTCAAGAACGGCCAGAACGGGTTTGATTTTACCGCTATCAACGGTGAGAAGATCTGGGATCTGGACATCTTCTTAGGCCCCAACACCACTGTCAGCGCCTTCGAACACTACCGCATCGACGTGACGCCGAACGTCGGCGCTGTGCCGGAACTTTCGACCTGGCTTATGATGATCCTGGGTTTTGCTGGCATCGGAACGCTGGCAATGCGCCGCAAGGGGCAGCTTCGCCTGGCGTAACACTTCGCAAAGTAACACATGGCGACGTGGCAGTATTACATGATCGCCATGTGTCTTGCGGGGTTTCTGCTTGGCTGGATCGCTGGATGGATCTGGGACGAATATCGGGATCGTTAGTCCCGTCTGTTGCGGCACCTGGATATCTGCACCAGGTTGCGCGCCAGCCGCTTGCATTCCGCCTCGGCGTTGATGGCGTCGATTTCCGATTTGCTGTAGATGCCGATCGTCGGCTCGATCACCAGTGACTCACGCCGTTCGGTGATCAAACAGCCACCCAGCGGCAACGCCAGCATTCCCAGCAAGACGTATTTCATTCTCGCCTCCTACGGGTTGATGTTAAGTCTCCGCGTCATCACGTCCGTTACCTTCTCAAGCCGCGCCTTGTTCTCTGCAGTGGTCGCCTCCAAAACGGTCAGCCTGGCGTCGATCTTTTCCAGGTGTGGTGAGCCACGGATCTCCAGCGTGGACACCCGCGCTTCCAGGTTTACCATGTAGATGCCAAGGACCACCGCCTGGCCGATGAGCCCGATTGCCAGAGCCTGGTTATCCCTAAACCAGTTTCTAGCGCCATCGGTCATGTCGGCGGTCGCGTCTTGTTGATGAAGTCACCTACCGAAATCGGCCGCTGTCCCTCCAGCGCGCGGATGCGGTTTTCATGCTCAAACAGCAGCTCTTGCTCTGTGGTCGGCTGCGGCGGTACCGGCCCCGGTGGCACGTAGGGATTGGGCACGCTATTTTCCAACAGCACCGTTGGAAACCCTCCTGGCTTCAGTTCCAAAAAATGTGGCATGATAGCATCCCGATTTCATCCGATAATGTTGCAGCAGATATAGTCCGATTGCGTCGGGTCAGTCAGAGCATTGTTGTACATGGAAAACACCGTGAACGATGTCGTTGTAATGTTATGGACGCCGGTGGCCATAGTATATCCTGTTGATCCGAGGCCCGTCGTTATATTGACAACGTAATTGGTGTTGGCCATCGCTGGCGACAGGTTCACCGTCCACTGTCCCGGCCCGACGCGCACCACGGACGACACGCCGTAAGCCGCGCCAAGCGTGCCCGCACTATTCCATTTGCCCCACGCCTTGATCGACGCCGGATGCCCGGTAGATACCAGCGTGCCGGTCTGCGTTGGTGTGGTCAGAACCGGAGCGCCAGCAACCGTCGGCGTCAGAATAGTTGCCGCCCCGCTGGTCTGCCCCTTCAAGACCAGAACGCCAAACGAAACGCCGGGTTCGCCGAGAACAATCTGCTGCGCCGTTGCCGCCTCTAATGGATTCTGAAACCAGGTGCTGGCATCCATCATGACGGTTGCCGCGGACGTGTTGGTGTTTGAAATGCAGGGACGCGATGCGCTTGCCACATAGCCGGCGCCGGATCGAAACGTGCACCCGCTCAATTTATACCGCGATATGGCGGTGCCGGATATTGCAATATCGTTTGTCGGGTAGCCCACCGTCGTTCGTTCGAATGAAACACTTTCGAACAACACCGACGACATTGACGATGCGTCGGTTTGAGAAGATGCAAACTGTGCCACCCCCCGATTGCCTTCGAACACCATTCCAGAAAACAACAGCGTTCCGTAATTACCGGCCGCCCCGCTATTGACGATAGCAAAACCAAAGTTACCGGCACCGCCGCCCTGCACCCCATTATACTGGATCGAACCACCAACCCAATTGAGCGCGCCAGCATTCGTCATTTGCACGCCGAAATTTACATTGCCGGCGACAATGGTATTAAGAAACGTCATTGAGTTGGGCTGCGTTATCCCCGTCGTGGGATGAGGCGCATTAAAAATCATTCCGGAAAGATTATAGCTAAATGTGCAATCCTGAAAACTGGCTTGCTCTACATCGGTTGCATCAAAACCGACTCCCATCACTTCAATGATGACGTTGCGCAAACTCATATAGGCCGACACTGTCACCTGCAATCCGATACTGCCTACGACTTGGTTGCCGGTAATCCGCATGTCTCGCATCTGAAAGAAGTTCTCGATGCCGGGATTGACGCCCTGATACTTGATGACGGCGCCAGCCAGCGTAGTGTTTTTAATCGTGCTACGGCCCGGTCCCGCGCCCACCAGTTGAATAACCTGCTGCAATCGCGTTGATATCCCGCGCACATCGATGTTAAGAGTGGCGACAGTCTTGTAATTGACCGAGGCTGGCGGGAAATAGATCGTCCCGCCGCCCGCGGCAATCGCTGCGTTGATTGCCGCCTGGATAAATGGCGTGTCGTCGGTAGTGCCATCGCCGGTCGCGCCGAAGTCCATTACGGAGAATATTTCCCGCACCTTGTTCTGCATCGTGCGCGTGACCGCACCCGTGCCATCTTGCACAAACGACGGTGCAGTAATCGGCGTCCACGCCAAACTCTGACGGCCGTATTGGGTGCCATTATTTGGAGCTTCTGTCACACCGGAAATCCCGGCTGACGGCACCCACGCACCACCCGTTTTTACCCACCATTGGCCAGTCGATGGTTTGAACGCTAACTGTCCCTCGTCGCCATAAGATGGATCAGGTACGGTTTCAGCAGACCCCAGAATAAACGGAAGGCCATCGACATGCAGTTTTTCCAGCATGTCGCCGACATCTTCAGCCGCAGCCACGCCGACAACCCGGCCGACATAGTTCTGATAGATCACATGGGCTACGTTGGTTTTTACTGTTCCCTGCCACGGCGCGATTTTCAGATGTGTACTGTCGGTGACTTCTGTAATCAGCACCTCGGCCAGGCCGCCGATCGAGATGAAATCGCCCTGCTTGGCGTTGGTGCCGGTCCAGCTTCCGCCGGTCAGCGTCACCACGGTGCCGCCCGCGGCAACCGATACCGTACCTGTTTGATAAGTTGGCAAAGCCATTGCTAGAGCCTTTCGCGCAGTGTGGTGATAGGGTCGACGCCATCGGGCGGCATCGACCAGTCGTTGATCATGTCGGCGACATCGCCACTGAGTTTGCGCAACATCTGCCGATAGTCGATCCACTCTCGACGTTCGTTGCCGTGGTGCGGATAGTCATCCAGCATGAACGGGTCTGTGCGCTGTAGCTCAAAAAACACCGCGGACATGACTTCGGCAAGCGTCGGCAAGCGAGACAGCCGCTTTTCCTCGGCGGTCTTTTCCACCACGGCGTTTGCAGCAACATCGAACCTTTCGATCAGCGGTTCCGGCTGAAACGGCTCGTCGAATACCGCCAGGCTCATGCCGTCAGGCGCCACCGGATCGAACGATGTCGTCCACCCCATGATTTCGCCGTCCGATGAGCGGTAGTAGATGGCAAAATTCACCGCTTGCCCGCCATTGCCCACAGCGTCCGACCAGTCAGAAAGGCTGTCGTGGCCGAAACCGCCGAGTAAACGACGCTTACCGGGATATTGTGAACGCCCCCGCCAGCCGTAAAAGTGTAGGAACCGCTAACCGCCAGGAAGTCGGCGTTGCTCTGCCTTATCACCAGGTGGTGAATTTCCACGCCATCGATAAACAGGCCCGTGTCACACGATGCGCCAGTGCCCCCGAAGGCCCAGTTCGAAGTGAAGCCAGCAATGACGGTGATCGGCTTGCCCGCCAAACCGGCGGTGTCGATCGTCAGGTTGACGGAACTAACGGTGGCGCTGGTAACAGGCGAGGTGATGATATCGCCGCGGGTTTCCGCCACCGGCACTGTAACGGCATAATCGCCGATCGACAGCGACTTGACGGACAACGCGCCGATCTTGCCGCTGTCGGATGTGATGGTGCCGGCCAGAAGCCGGTCGGCTTGAATGTTGTTGGCCTTGAGCCGTGTGGTGTCGATAGTTTCAGCTTCGATCTCCGTTGCGGTAATCGAACCGGCGACGATCTTGGTGCCGGCGATGGTGCCGGTGGCGTACATGTCGCCGCGGATCGCGGTTTTGGGTGTGCCGTCGACATTCGCCACCGTGAAGATCGGCACCGGTGCGCCGCCGCTGACACCAGGCGATGCCACCTGAAACTTTTCGGTGGTAAAGGTGGTGGACGAAACCCCCGGCCCGCCATTGATCAGTTCGAACCCGGTGGCGTAGCCGTTGACATCGAGCGTGACGGAATATTGCGCGGCGCCCCAGCTCTCGATATTAGCGACCGCCATGCTAACGGTATAGACCGACGAATAGGTCGGGCCGAACTTTGCATCAACGCCCTCGATGACTTCGGCCATCGCGGTGTCGGCATCGACTGCGACGTTTTCAACACGGGATATTTCCGCAAACGCCGCATCAGAGCGCGCCGATAGTTGATAGCGCACTTCCTTCTGATCGAGCCAGTTGCGCTGCCCCATCGTCGCCGTCACCGTCGACAGCCGCTGCTCGACCTCGGCCAGCCGATCACTGAGGTAGTCAATCACGGTAGTGGCTTGCACCGTGATCCATGCCGGAATATCGACCGTCGGTTCATCAGGCGTCACCACCGGGAGCCAATCCGACCACAGCATTTCCCGTGGTGCCGAGGGAAGATACTGGCCGCGCACTTGATAGGCGGTTAGCGGGATCAAGCCTTGGCTGATCAGAAGCGCACCGGCGGCAAGTTGATCGGTGCGGCCACGGGTGACGTGCGATAAATCCGCGGTCAGCCGCACCTCGTACTGGATGCCGACCACGCCAGGCAACGAGCCGTCCCACGATATCCTGATAGCAACGCGGCGCCCGAGTCCGTCGGCGTCATAAAGAACGGTGCCCTCGGCATACCAGTCGACCACGCCCTGCGGCTGCGGTCGCGGGAACGTCGTAACACCGGTGGAGACGCCGGTGTAGTCAACGACATGATCCCAGTCGTAATCGGACGGATCTATCTCGGTGACGTTAAGCACCACGTCGAGGTTGCCGCGATCGACCGCGCTGTCGACCCTGAACAACTTGTCGACGTAACCGTTGCGCAGTGAATTCCAGCTGCCGACATCGCCGGGTTCGACCACCCAATAGGTCGGCGGGAACGGCAGCACATGGGTGCGCGCCCGCTGCGCTTCCTCAATGCCGGATTTCTGCAGCCTTTGCACCTGGGCGCGATACGGCACAAACGCAAATTGCGGGTTCGCCATCAGCCGGCGGTTGCCGTCGCGGACTTCCAGGTCGGTGCGGTACAGCGCCGGCGCGGTGGCAATTTCCCAACCCTGCGCCGGATCGGGATAGGTGCCCTGGATGCCGTTGATGCTGTCGGCCAGTCCAAAGAACGGCCGATAAACCTGTTGCTCCGAACTCAACAGATCGGCGTCGGTCCAGGCGAATGTTGCGCTGTCCGGGGAGCCTAAGTGGATCTTATAAAACCCGCCGATTTCCGACAGCCGGCCCTGGCACGCCGTCAGCAATGCCTCGATGGCGTCGGCTGGCCGGGCGTCGACCTGGATCTGGCCGCCGGCGCGATAGGTTGGCTCCATCCCGGTTTCGCCGAGGATACCGGCGCGGCATTTTGCGATCTGCGCGTTCCAGTTGGCGGCCGGTAGCCGAGCCGGCCCGGTCATGTTCTGCAGGCCGTACAGCCAACTGCCGTTGTAGCGGATGCCGCGCAGGATGTTGTACGCCTGCACTGCTGGAAGCTGGTCGCCGTCGCCGCCCCAGGTGTTAGGATCGGAATAGCGGTGCGACCCGCTGCCGCCGTTGGTGCTGTCATAGGAGGGGTCGTAAAGCGGGATGCCGCTCAAGACGAACTTGAATGTCGGAAAACCAGAGAACAGTTTTTCCTCGACCAGAGAAGTGACGATCACATAGCAAATGCCGGTGCCGATGCGATTGATGGTGTAGGGCCGATCGCCCGACGATACCCGTCCCGTCAGGAACGGATCGGCTGCGGTCTGGGTGCCGTTGTAATACTTGACCCAGAGATGGTCGGCGCCGTCTTTGTAATACTGATCGACGGCAGTGCCGAATTCGCCGGTGCGCCCCGACAGCGTGCATCGCTCGCCCTGCACCCACACCTCAAGCAGCTGCTCGCGCGGCATGTCGGATACCGCAATCACCTGCGTCAGATAGGCGTTCGGCGTCTCGCCGACGAAACCCCAATAGTTGGCATAGGTCAGCGATCCTGCGCTGACATGGGTGCCGATGCCGAACGAGCGTGGGATGGCGCCGCCGGCCGACAACTGGCCATCAACGCCGAAAGTCGATCTGTCGGCCGGCGCGGCCTCGGTGCCCGACAATGCCTGCGCCACATAGTTCAGGCCGATTGACGCGGCGATGCCGAGGCCAGCGGCGATCCACGGAATAGCGGCAGCGGTTCCAAGGAATGTTCCGGCCAGTAATGTACTGCCGGCGATCCAACCGGCAATGGTGGTAAAGATTGCCACTACATTGCTTTCAGAAAATGGCGCTCGGCGACATGGTAGCCGCGGCGCTGATAGAGTTTGCCTACGTCTGGATCTTCGCCCATGCCGGCCATGCCCGTGAACTGGCAGCCCTGGTCGCGCGCCCACATCTCATAGCCGTTGAGCATCTTGACGGCGCCGAGCCCGCGATAGTCCGGTTCGATCCACCACACGGTTTCGCGCGCGATCTTGACCGGCCCGAACGGATGGTCACTAGCCACCGCCATCAGCACACCCTGCGCGGTGCCCTCGACATCGTGCAGCAGGCACAAGTGCCGCGGCATCAGGTGCATTATAAACAGCCGCTCGGCATAGGCCGGATCGAACGGAAAATGAAACCCGCCATCGCGGTCGAACCCGGCGCCGATGCGAGAATGCTCAAGCAGCGTAATCACCCGCGCCTTGTCGCCGATCTCGGCGCTGCGGATCATTTTTTATTTCTTCCGTAGTATAGCCACCACTCGACACCGCCTGTCCTGAACTCGCCGCCTTCGCGACCCCAGAATTGCTGCCAGGTGCCGACCACCGCGGCGTCGACGAAGAAATCATCGGCGGGATTGCGCAGCCGCTGCGAGGCGTCGGAACGGGTGTCGGGATTGGTGCGGGTGAGTTCTGACGTGTTCGACGTGCAGGTCAGCGTCACGTCGCCGCTCTCGTTCTCGCGCGGCGTCGTGATCGGTGCCTCGTCGATGGTGCCGATAAAGCGTGGCTCGGCCGGCGCCACCATCTGGCGGCTTTCGGGATCGAACAACCCGCGATAGACCTCGACCCGACCCTGCTTGCAGTCGTAGCCCCGCACAAGGTTGTTGACCCGGTCGGCCACCTGCGACAGCGTCACGGTGATGTTCTGTACCGTGATGTTCGACACCAGCGGGATGTCGGAAATCTGGATCAGCGAACCGGCGCCGGCCCAGGTGCGGGTGCCAACGCCGCCGGTGTCGGGATCGATATATTGCGCGGTGATGTCGCCTACATCGCTCCAGTAGCCGTCGGTCACCGTGGCACCGGTGGTCCGATCGCGCACCACGAACCAGATGAAGTCGCGCGGCATCAGTTGCCGCTGTTGCAGCGCGGTCCAGTTGCCAGCGGATATGTCCCTCACAGCCGAGCTTCCATCGCCGAGAAGCTGACCGATCCCCAGCCGTTGATCTGCGCATCCGATGCGATCGACCCCGGCACGATCGCCATCAGGCAGGCCGGCTGTTTGACCGACACCGCGGCGCCGGCCGTGCGGGCCGGCCAGATGTGCGGCCGCACCTCGAACTGTACTGTTGCGGCCCGCCCCTCGGCCCTCAGAGCGCCATCCCAGGCGCCATCGGTCACCGTCAGGAATTGGCCAACCTGGGTTGTCCCGAGGATCTGCGGCAGCGCCGTATTGACTGGCGGTAGCGGTGCCGCACCGTCCGCGGTGGCGGCTTCCATGACCTGATGCAGATCGCCGTCGATGGAAAGATAATCGCCGACCGACAGCTTGAACGCATTCGGCAAGCCCGACAGGCTGATAGCCTTCCGGTTAGGGCTGATCGACGCCAACGTGGCGGTTCCGCTAAAGCCCGCGCCGGTGTACCAGCTTCCGTTCGGGTACGCCTGCGGGAAGCACCTCGACATGGGATAGGCCCAGAACGTCTGCAGGCCGTTCTCCAGTGCCGTCAGCCGCGCGCGCCAATGATCCAGTTGGTTCGGCGACAGCTGCTTGGTGGTGGCCCGCAGCGTCCACAGCGGCGCCCCCATGTCCTTGACCAGCACCCGGCCCGATGCCTGGGTCGATTGCTCCTGGCGCCAGTGCAGCGAAAAACCCGTAGTCCAGCCGGGGAACCCCGGTAGCAGGTTAACCGGATAAGTGATGCTCATGCCGGCTGCCCCGCGATATAGGCGTCGGCTTCCTCGCGGGTTTCGCAGACCGCCACTACACGCCCCCGATCGTCCATTACCCGAAACCAGCGCAGCCAGACCACGACGCTCATACCCCCGGCACCCGGCCGCGCCTGGCCTGCTGGATGGTGGCGACGGTGCGGGAAGCGAACATGGCGCGGTCCTGCTCGATGATCTGCGCCAGCCGCGCCACCGCCTCGACGGATGCGCCGCGGGCGTCGATCGCCGGCGCATAGGTAATGGAACCGCCGCCACTCATGCCGCCGCGCAGCACGTCGTTCGGGATCACCTGGCTGCCGCGCGGCAGGTTGACCAGTTCCGGCCCGCGCTCGCCGACCATTGCCAGACCGCCCGGCGCGTAGTCGGTGCCGCCGGCAAAGGCACCCGGCTTGAACGAGTTGAATAGCCCCGTGATGGTCGAGTTGATGGCCGCCCGTGCAAGGGTTTTCAGCAGGCTGGACAGCACCTCGTTAAGTTTTTTGCCCTCGATGATGGCGTCGGCAAACGCTGTTGATACCGCCGAGCCGAAGGTGTCGTAGGCTTCATTGATCCGCTGCAGTTGCTGCTGCGCCTTGGCGTTTTCCAAGGTGGCGCGCGACATGGCAGCGGCCTGCGCGTCGATCTTCTTTCTCAGTTCCTCGCTGATGGGAACGGCCGCGCCTTCGGCAAGATTGAGCCGACGCCGCTCGCCTTCCATCAGTTGCGCTTCGGCGCGCGCCGCGGCCTGTGCGCCGACGTTCTGGAACATTGTTTTGGTCTGGGCGTCGAGCAGTGCAATGTTCTTGGTGATCTGATCGTTGGCGCGCTGGAATTCGTCGGTCT